TTATATGGATGGCAGGGAGAAAAATATCCCTGTTGTAATGGGCACATTCCATATTCCAAAACCAAATGGGAATACTGGTGATCATGATGTCAGTGCTTTTGCCAGAGGCGAGGCTGGAACTTCAAGTCAATATCCATTTAATAAAGTTTATCAATCACTCAGTGGTCATGTTATTGAAATTGATGACACTCCAGCAAATGAGAAATTGCACGTTTACCATAAAACGGGAACGCATGTTTTGATTGATCAAGATGGAACAATCACGACAAAATCAGAAAAAGATAATGTCGAAATTACAATTGGCGAAAAATACATTTTGGTCCAAGGTGACATTAGTATTGAGTCTGGGGGTAAAATCACCCTCTTATCAACAGGTAAAACTGAATTGGTGTCCACAACTGCGATAAGTATTCAGGCGCCAATAATCGGCATCAATCCATAATATGACAAAACTTGTTTTATATCTCCCTGAGCCTCCAAAAATAGAGTGCAAAAATGGGGATATGACAAAAACTCTACAAAATTATTTCAAAACTCTCGGTTCAATACCATCACAACTGAGGGTGCAGTCAGCACTTGTTCAGCAAAATGATTGTGTTGGTGATTTAGAAAACGCAATCAAAGAAATTGAAACTGTCATTAATGAAGTGACTGGCATTTTGATGACTGATGTGTTTACGAAAGTCAAGTCTGGCGTTGACGACATGGAATACAAAGTCAGGGAGTTTTTGAAAGACATTGATGTCTATTTGCAAAAATTAATTCTTGAAATACTTTTTAAAATTGTAGAAATTATCAGTTCTGCTATACCAAACCCACTTGAGTTGCCTTTACCATTTTTACCAGAATGCAAACTTAAAGATGTGTTTACCAAAGAGGGAAAGGCTAAAATCAAGGCTGCTTTGAGAAAAGAAACACAAAAGGTTGTGGCATTTTTCAGTAAAATCGACAAAGCAGTCACTGATTTTTTCACTGGCGAGTGGAATATCGTCGCCCCAGATTACAGTGCTGAAGAACTTTGGCAAAAGATCGTTGATTGGATCAATGAGCAGTTTGATATCACCTCCACTAAAATCATCACAGCAATGACTGATTTTTTGAAAAAAGTTCCTATTCTTGGTAGCCTAATCAATGCACTTGGTTCAATAACAGACCCTACGGTTTCTCTTCAAAAGTATTTCGATGAACTGTATACAAATGCCCAAAAGAAATACAAAGAAATAAGAGACAAGTTGATCAGTGGCGAGTATGCTGCTGAAGTTAGGGCTGAACTCGAAAAACAAGCCAGTGAAATTATGAATGCATTTATTGACAAAATACTTGCAATACCAATCCCACCGCCATTCAGTGCCATACTTGATGCCAACACTGTTGGAGAGATGTTGGACATTAACATGGAAGAAGAGATCAAAAAGTTCAAAGTGTTCATGAAAGAAAAAGTTATTGCCAGAATCAAGGATGGCTGGAATCGTTTGATGAACAAGTTGAAGCGTTTATCTTCGTTAAGTTTTGTAGAACTTATCATGAAGGCATTTGAAAAAGTCCTTAAAGAACTGAAAGATCTTGCTGATTCAATTCCGATCGTGAAAAAGGCATTGAAGATTTTCGACTTTGTCAAACAACTTGTTGACATTTACAGGGGTAAAGTTGACGTATGCACCATAATGAATACGATACTGAAACCGATTTTCTCACTGGCTGATGCAGTTTATGCATTAATACCAAAACGATGTTTTGACATACAGTATACCAAATATGGATATTTACCAGAATTAGAAGAAGTTACTGTCACAGCAAGGCGAGTACCTGCCTAAATAAAACCAAATAATCAAAAAAAGAGACTGCGATGGCAATTCAAAGGATAGACGATCAGACAAATCTGCGTAACAAAGAAGTGTACAGTGATTTTCTGACGAACTTCAATGCCCATCCAAACACAGGTCAACTGCTGAAAAGAACAAATGTCGAGGCTGTCAAACGTAGCCTTCGCAATTTGTTGTCAACAGATAAGGGTGAGAGATTTTTCGCCCCAGACTTTGGTGGTAACATTAAGAAGTATTTGTTCGAACCAGCAGACTCAGTGACAAAAGAAAACCTCAGAGTATCAATAAGAGAAACGATTGAGAAATATGAGCCTCGTGCATTGCTTAATAATGTTTTGGTTTCATTGACCAACGATGAACAAACATATAATATCGACATTATTTTCACGGTCATAAATAATCCTGATCCCGCATTACTTCAAATTCAATTAGAAAGAGTACGATAATGGCAGCGAACTCAAGCATCTCACTGACCTCACTGGACTTTGACTCCTACAAAAGAGAGTTAAAAGCATTCCTGAAGCAGCAATCTGCATTCAAGGATTATGACTACGAGTCCTCGAACATGAATGTTATGCTTGATCTTTTGGCATACAACACATACCAAAATGCTTTCTACATGAACATGATTGGTAATGAAATGTTCCTTGATACTGCTCAATTGAGAGACAGTGTTGTCAGCCATGCCAAAGAACTCAATTACCTTCCTCGTTCATTCAAGTCTGCTGAGGCTTCTTTGGCGTTGACCATTGTGTCAGCAGATGCTGAAAAAAGAAACGTTGTTATTCCAAAGGGCACAGCATTCAGTACACGTGTTGGCGCGAACACATACTTGTTCACAACAGCCGAAACATCAACTGTCACCAGTTCGAACTCAACCTTTACGACAACACTGACAGTTTATGAAGGCGACTACGTATCAGAAACCTACCCAGTCAGTTACACAACACCAACAAAATTTTTGATCAGTAACAAAAACGTTGACATCTCAAGTTTGAAAGTTACTATCATGGAAGACAATGGTGCAACGTTGCTCAATTACACCAGAGCAACATCACTGTTTGAATTGTCATCAACATCAAAAGTTTTCTTCATTCAGCCATACATTGGCGATACATATGAAATTCTTTTTGGTGATGGTATTATCGGTCGTCGTCCAAAAAACGATTCAGTAATTGTAATTGAATATAGAATTTCAAGTGGTGAACTCCCTAACGGAGCCAGAGTTTTCCGCGCTGCTCAAACAATTGATGGTGAGTCTAATGTGACTGTTCGCACAGCGACTCCTGCCTCTGGCGGTGCGGTTTATGAAACATTGGAGTCTATCAAATATAATGCACCAAGAGCATTTACAACTCAAGAGCGTGCAGTAACAGCTGAAGACTATGAAAATCTCTTAAAAATCAATTTCCCAGAAATCAATGCAGTTGCAGCCTATGGCGGTGAGGATGCTGAGCCTCCGCAATATGGTCGTGTGTTTGTTTCTGTAGACTTAAAAGATGTTGACGGTTTGCCAAAGATTAAAGAAAATGAATACAAACGTTTTCTCCGAAATCGTGCCACAGTCGCTATGGAGCCAGTGTTTATTTCACCGCAATACTTGTATTTGTCAGTTGTAACAAATATCAAATACAATATTAACGTCACCCCACTGAACCCAGATGATATTAAGACCTTGGTTCTTTCTAAAATTTTAGAATTTGCATCAACAAATTTGAATAATTTTAACAGAACATTACGTTACTCAAAATTCGTTAAAACGATTGATGAGGCTGACTCTAGTATTATCAGTAACGAAACTGAAATCAAACTGGTAAAATATTTAACCCCAACGTTAAATGTACCACAAAAAATTGCAATTGATTACAATATCCCTATAATTGATAGTATTCCAACGCTCGGCGATGAGCACTTTGCTTTTGATAATCATGCAATTAACTCTAGTACATTTATTTTTAATGGCAAACAGTGCAATATTGAAGATAATAGTGCTGGAATTATTAGAATAACTACGGTGCTGGGACAGTCTCACCAAAAGGTTGTTGATGTTGGCACTATTGATTACGAATTAGGTAAAATTGATATCAATGGTCTGCGTTTGTCAGGATACACTGGCGACTATTTAAAAATTTACGCAACACCAAAATACAAGGATATTTCAACCAGTAAAAATACAATCCTAAATATTCTTGAACCAGACGTAGAAATCAACGTTGAGCAAGTCCGCGAATAATGAAACAGATTGAGAAATTAATTTCCCCATTTGTCGAGGCGCAGTTCCCCTCATTTTACCGCGAGGAGGGAAGCCAATTCATTTCGTTTGTGAAAGCCTACTATGAGTGGATGGAAGAAACCAACAATCCACTTTGGTATGCTCGCAAACTTCCAGAACTCAGAGATATTGACACAACTCTTGATGAGTTTATCGTTTATTTTAAAGAGAAGTATCTTAAAAATATTCAGTTTGACACTGCATCAAACAAAGAGTTGCTGGTCAAAAACTCTCTTGAACTTTATCGTTCAAAAGGAACTGAACGTTCCATTGACTTGTTTTTCAAATTGGTTTATGGTACAAATGCTGAGGTAAAATATCCTGGCGAAAACGTCCTTCGTGTTTCTGATGGTATTTGGGAAACTCCTGAATATCTCGAAATTGGTTACTCAAAATTCAACGTTGATTATGTAGGTAAACAGGTCATTGGCTCTTTGTCTGGGGCGACTGCTTTCGTTGAGCGTTATATTCGTCGCAGAGCAGGTTATGGGTTTGTCAACTTGCTTTATATTTCAGGTCGTCAAGGCGAGTTTAGAAAAGGCGAAGTTATTGGTATTAACATAAACGGACAACCAACTTACGATTCTGCAAAAAGAGCGTCCCTGATTGGATCTGTAGATGAAGTAACCATACAAGACAAAGGTCGCAATTTTAAAATCGGCGACCTCGTTTCGTTTGAAGGTTCTTTAAGAGGTAGTGGTGGTTTAGCAAGAGTCACTGCCACGTCAAATGCCACTGGCGTTGTGGACTTTATCTTCATTGATGGTGGATATGGATATACACTGACATCAAATGCCATTGTATCAGAAAAAGTTTTATTATTCTCCAATGTCACTCCAACTGCCACAAGTAACTTATATTTCAAACTGTTTGAAACAGCAGTTCAACCAGTTGTCAATACTAATTTTATTTCCGCAACTGGTAACGTAAACTCTGGAGACTTTGTTTACAGTTATCACGCAAACAATACTGTTTCTTCTTCTGGTGTTGTATTAAGTTCAAACCAACTTGGTGCATCT